GCAGACCATTCGTGCGTCTCTTCGAGGTTCGCATCGAGTTCGATGTTGCCAAGCGCGTTGCCGAACTTCGTCTTGAACGCCCCACCTCCGAAAAAGAGTCCTATCATGGCGCAAACATCCCCATTTCTGCCGTACTCACGCCTCCGTCAGCGGAGAACGCGGCCCGTGCGGCGTTGTTGAGATAAGCGGCCTGCTCAGCAGTCGTTCCAGGTGGAACCGTGACGCTTACGTTCGTGTTCTTGTTCATCGTATTTCCACCGGATTTCCCGCCTGCGGCTGATGCGGCAACCTGCCCAGGCGTGACAGTCTGATTAAGGTTGGCGTCCATCGATCCACCACCGAAGAATGATCCGATACTTTTAACCCAATCGACAACCTTCTGACCGATACCACCAAGGAATCCTGCAAAGAAGTCCTTGACGGCAGTCCAGTTTGCCACGAGCAACGCTCCAGCGCCGATAAGTGCACCGATTGCGATAACAAGTAGGCCGATTGGGTTTGCTGACATCGCGAAGTTCCATACCCATTGCAGGGCAGTTACGAGTGTGACAAGCCCCTGCCAAGCAATCATTGCGGCTCGTGCTGTTACGATTGCAGCCTTGATTCCGTAGAATACACCTGCACCGGTGGCAAGCACTGCGAAGAACCCGACGAACGAGTTTTTCGCTTCGTCAGACGTGCCAAGAATATCGCCTATGACGGAATCTCCACCACGAAACCACGTGATGATATCGTCAAGAACGGCGACGCCAGCCGCGATCGCAAGCCACATACCACCAAAAGCGAGCGCCGACCTGATCCCGATGGAGGAAATCATCGCAAGAAACTTTGCGCCGAAGTAGAGTGCGAATATCTCGCCGACGTACCGAATCACGTTTCCGAGGCCGTTAAATCGCTTCCCAAGCGCATCGAGGCCTGCGCTCAGCGTATCAACCGCACCGACGACGAATTTTGCGATTTTCGTAATAAAGCTGGATTCGCGGTTAAGCCTGACAACAAACTCCGATACTCGATTTCCTGCAATCTGCACGGCCTGCCCGACAGTCATAGGCATTTCGAGCATCTGCTTGCGGATCTCAGGCGCCATATTACGGAACGCCTCAGCCAGCTTCTTGGCCGTCAACTCACCGGAGCGCGACAGCTCAAAGAGTTTGTCTGAAGTCGTCCCAATTTCGGCCGACAACTTATCCTTGAAGTCCGCGGAGAGCCCCTCCATAAAGGCGCGAAACTCGTCACCGTCAAGTTTGCCTTTGTTGAATGCCTGCGACAGCTGAAGCGTGACCGACGCCGCCTCGGAAGCCTGCGCCCCAGACACAACAAGGGCCTGGGATATTGCGTCCGTGACTTCCAGCACGTCATCCTGAACGAACCCGTACTGCCGGAGCGACTGCGCCAGCCTGACGTAGAGGTTGCCGTATGCGTCGATTGATGTTCTTGCGGCTGAGGCGCGTTTCGCGACGACGTCGAAAGACGCAGCCGCGCTACCAACCGTCTGCGGCAATAGCTTGATGCGAGCCTCAAGAGACTGCATCGCGTCACCTATCGCAAAGACCGATTTGATTGTATGCAACCCAACAATACCCGCGAACATCCCGCGAATAGACGCGGCGAGGTTACGCGCACGGTCGTCTACGCGGCGGATTGTCCCGTCTACCTTCGCAACGGACTGCTGGTCTACAGCAAAGCCAAGGCGTGATATGAGTTCGCGGACAATCATTTCTTTGCGTTGAGTTTTTTTGTTTCGACGGCCTCGATGTCGGCCTTCATATCGAGCAAGGCATTGATGCGGTGCAGGTCTTCAATTGTCGCCGTTCCATCCTTCACCTCGCCGAGCGTTACATGGCCCGCGAGGATCGGACGCCATATCCAAAGTTCACCCTCAAGCTCCTTGTCAAGCGACCCAGGAGGCGGGCTTACTTGCTGTCCGCGCCGAGAAGACCGCCAAAGCGCTCCCCGATCTGTGCGAAAAAAGGGCCGAACTGAAGCCTCCCGACCTCCCAGATAAGCTCATAGAAGTCAACCAGCGTCTCGGCAGTGAAGCAAACATCGATGTCAGCGCCAGTCCGGATGAACTTCTTACGCTCGACGTCGTACACTTTTGCCTCGGCGAACATCGGCAGGACGATATTGTCCAGTACGGATTCGTCAAGATGCTCCGACACCATCGCGATTGCCTGCGACACGTCGATATCACCGATTGACTGCGCCTCGTTTCCGAGCGCCCCACCGATAACCGGCAGGACGATCTTCTGGAGGCGCATCAGGAGCTTGTTTGCTGAAAAGGCGTTCATGTGGTGGCAGGTGTATTCCCTACCACCGACGATAATCGTTTCAGCCATCAGTTACCCCCGAAGAAGATTTTGAGGTCAGCAGCGGAGAAGACCCACACGCGCTCACCGACTTCCTTTCCGAGCGTCATCTCAGGCAACGATTTTACCCAGCACTGCGTTGCAACAGCCAGCGACCGGCCAGATCCATCAGCGACCGCAATTGGGAACTGCGACTTACCGCCGTTGACGAGGTCGTCAGCGTTGACGAGAGCTGAAAGCGCGTCGTTCGCGCCAGACGTCTGCAGGAGCTTGAACTCAAACTCGCCGCTCTTGTTCGGGTTGATTGCGCGGCCAACGCCGCCGTCATTACCAGCTCTCATGCTGGACGCGTCTTCGTTGCGACGTGCAACAACATGGTCGCCGTCACTGAAGCCGGAGAGGATGACCCCGCCGACGGCCACGACGACCTCGGAGGGGTTGTAGGAACCAGTTAATTCTGCGCTCATTTTCGGAAAGGGTTAGAGTGAGTAAGCCAGTGCGCCGTCAATCTCGACGACGTGGATAGCGCCAGCGATGCGGGCCTTGAAGCCAAGCGACAGCACGCGGGTAGCCTTGATGCTGTCCGGTACATCGACGGAGCGCGGGTAAGTGAGGACGAATCCGGGAACGGTCTCACCTGCAGAGTCCAGCTCGTCAGGAGCGATGCCGCCAACATTGACGCCTTCCTGTAGCGACTTGCGCAGGTTGTTGACGCAGAGTGCGATGCCCTGGTCAGTGTACGGCACCTTGTCGCGGTTGATCATCATCTGCGTCATATTGACTTGGATGGTGTCCTTGAGCCAGTCGCGGAAGCGGATAACGTCAATCCACTCGCCAGCGGCGACCTTTCCGGGATTCGTGAGAGCAATCTGCTCCTGATAATACTCGAAAGTGTTGCCGCCCTTCGCAATGATCGTCTGACGCTGAGTGCTGGTAAGATTGCTCGGCGTAATGCTTGCAAGTCCCTTGAGAGCCCAGGTCTCACCGCCCGGCTGAATAGTGAAGACTCGTCCAGCCCAAGCCGCATCGGGGTACTGCGTGTCGGCGTTGGTATGGTAGAGAGCAGCGGTGCGGTAGTAGCGCGTATCCTTGAGCGTGCTGAGAAGATCGTCGGTGGTTGACGGCACAAGCACGCCAGCCTCGTTCGTCGCAGTGATGAACAGGCGGTCGTTGGACTCGGTCCACTCTGCGGCATCGAGCTGGGTCTGCTTGATACGCTCGGTCATTACGAGCCCGTACCAAGAATCGTCCTCATCGAGGATTGCGGAGAGGTCGTCGGCGGTAGCGGTCTCAGCGGAAAGCGGCGAGATAGTGCCCCACGCAAGTCCGGAACCAAGAACCACAGGCTGAAGGTCGTCCTGGTCGATATAAGAGAGCGTCAGCGCGTCGCCGTATATAGCGAGCGTTCCGCCGTCCACGGCAAGGTAAGTATCCTCTGCATCAAGTGCAAGTTCGCCGGATGCCGAAGCAGCAACGTAAGCATCAACTCCGTCGATTGCGGTCTCAAGCCCTGCGACAATCTCAGCGGCAGTGGCGGTAGCGTCTGCGGTGTAGGTGTAGTCGGTCTCGCCGATAGTGACGGTGTAGTCTGCAAGGTTCGTCACCTCAGAGACAGTCACGACGGCACCAGAGATAGCACGGCGCCCGACCTTTACGAGACGGGGACGCGGAATCTGCCCAAAGCAGATATCCCGCACCGCCCTTCAGGGCTACATCAAGGAGGGCATGGTCACCGTCAACACCCGCACGGTCAAGCCGAGCTACACCATCC